GCCCACCAAAGTTGGTCTAATCTTCTTGACTCTTTTTAGCATTGACGGGTCACCAAATGTCAGACCCGGACTGTAGTACTTAAAACGATACTTGGTTCCGTTGTCACTGTAGCCGTCGTACTTACTAATACCTTCTGTAGTGCCTATGTACAGTGTTCCGTCCTCAAGTCTGCCATAGGACGTAAACCCAGTGCCGGGCCAACGTGTTGCACGATAAGAACCGTTTTCCAACGTACCTCTTACGTCAAAGCAATACGTAACGTTCTGGCCTACAAAAGACAACAGGTAGAAACCTTCTTCAGGACTATAGACAGACCTGTAAAACTCTGTTTCGTTCTGTAACAAGCTAATGATGTCTTTAGTAATAGTGTCGGACAGACTGCTAATTGGCATGGACTTTTCTTGAATTGTCCTACCAAAGCTCTTAAGTCCTGTATGCGACAAAAACAACACGTCAGAACCAGTGTACTGTACAGTGTCACGGTCGACGCAGCCAACACCTGCTACAGTGTCTGACAAAGCCATCTCTGCTGGTGCTTCGGCGTTACCGTAAACAACAATACTATGTTTACCGAAGATAATTAAGGCACCATTGTGTGCAGCCAATGCAACAATTTCGTCGTGACCGTCAGGCCACACCTTAGAAATGTTTATACTACCACTAGTGCCTCCTGACCAGTCATGGCCTATTAACAAGTCAGACCAGTAGATAGTAGACTTATTAGTACCAAAGTCTGCCGTCCAGAGCCTACCGTAAGCTGCTAGAACTTCGTTACCGTAAATAGCGGACGTAACGCCAGCAGCGCCAGAAACTGTACTTAGCTTAACTACAGAGCCTCCTGCGTTGTCGTACACAAGGGGTTCATAACTACGCTGGAAAAAGTAAATTTTGTCGTTGAAGTTTACCATCTTCCAGTTGTCTGCAGTAATGGTGTAACTGCCGGGCGTCTCATCAGCGAGTGTAGTTGTGCCGCTAATGATCTTGTTGTTGCCTACAGAAAAAACTTTGGTGTTACCAGAGTCGTCTTTAAACTCTTTAATTGCCCTAAGAGACGCTGTGCCTAATACAGTCTTATCTGTCGTAATGACGTCATGCCCCTTACGTGCAGCAATACGCCCACGCTTGTCAATAACTGCGTTGTCCGCAATTTCAGCAAACGAAGGGTCCTGAGCCAACGGAGAATCTTCTGTGTTGATCCCCTTAAAGGCTGGCGCTACACGATTAATGCTTTGTAATTGTTGAGCCATAGCTACCTCACGGCGTGTAGAAGACTACTTCTTCTGGGTGCTTTTGGGCGTCTAAAGCAATAGCATCAGACAAGTACTGATTAGCAATGTTAAAGTACTCAGGAGCCGACGTACCGCCAGTTTCTCCACGCTCACGAGCCAACAACGCAATAGCCAAATGTAACACTGGCATAGCAGGTATTGTTAGTTGGTCGTCGTTTGCCGACAAGTCTGCTGTTCTTTTTACACAGTTAAAACGAATGGTGTACGCTTTTTCTGGTGTTGGATAAATATCTATCTGAGTGTCGCCGTTACTGTCAACACCGTTGTACGTATAGTACGTAGGTGCTCCAGTACGTGGGTCTGAAATTAAGTACGCTTCGTCAAAGAATGTAGCTGTCTTGTACTCCATAAACAAGTTAGCTGTGTCGTTTATAACGTTAAGTGCTTTAATTCTGTTTTGACTACCAGTAAGCACATAGTTAAAAACGTCAGCAGTTGTTGTAATCGTTAGTGTTGTACGCAACGCCGACCAGTCCCAAGAATCTTCTACAATTCTTTTTGCGTCGTTAACAAAGTCCCCTACCATTTTGCTGTAGGTACTTTCTTGTACAGACGTTACTTCATCTTCACGAAGACGACGTAGTACGTTGTTTACTATATTTAAATACGTCATAATAATGAGGTGTCCGTTTATTTAAAAAATTCAGAAAGTAGCCCATCAAGCGCAGCCATGTAGTCTTTCTTGGGCGGTAAAATAGTTCTTGTTTGTTGTAGACCTAAACCACTTACAGGAACAGATACCTGAGAAGAACCGCCTCCACCAGTTAACATGCCTCCTCCTGAGCCGTCACCGTCGCCGTCCCCGTCTCCATCGCCTGTACCCGTTCCTGTACCAGTGCCTGTCCCTGAGCCGTCTCCAGTACCTGTCCCAGTCCCGGCTCCACCGCCAGTGCCACCAGTACCACCACCTCCTCCGGTGCCTCCGGTGCCGGGGAATGGGAAGGTAGTGCCACCTCCTCCGGTGTCTCCGGTGCCCGGCTGCGGGTCTATAGTTACGTCAGGATCAGGATCAGGGCCGCTTTCGGGGTAAGTTCCGGGGGTTTGTCTATCAACCCAAGGAGGAATTTCAGAAGGATCAAGAGGCGTGTCTGGATCAAGTATAGTTACTACCGTTCCGTCACTTCTTACTTCATAAAAATCAGGGATTCCTGTTGGTGAATCATCGTTTCCTATAGGATCACCATCATCACCAATAGGGTCTTCTACTGTAGTATCACCACCAGAAGGGTCGTCTACTACAGTATCGTCTCCAGCAGGGTCTCCTTCGTCTCCGACAGAACCGCCACCGCCGCCACCATCAGGACCTCCTTCAGGCTCTGTTGTGTCCAGATCAGGCGGGTAGTTTATTACGTAAACGTCCCCTGTTTCAGGATCAGTCCAAGTAGCTTCACCTTCCGTATCAACACCGGGGAACTGTTTAATAAAGTCTTCGTAATTTATAGGAACTTGATCTGGCGGCTCAGATATTTCGTCTGCTCTGGCGTCTTTTTCTGCTTCAGCGTCCTTCCTAGGTTCTGCATCTTTTTCTACTTCAGCATCTTTAGCTGTTTCAGCGTCTTTCTCAGCTTCAGCATCTTTTTCAGCTTCAGCAGCTTCAGCGGCTGCAATATCTTTATCTGCTTCAGCATCCTTTTCTACTTCAGCATCTTTGTCTATTTCAGCGTCCTTTTCTACTTCGGCAGCTTCTTCATCTTTAACTCTTTCAGCCTCAGCTTCGTCTTTTTCTCTTTCTGCAGTAGCAGCTTCAGCATCTTTCTGACGCTCTGCTGCCTCAGCATCCTTAGCTTCTTCAGCAGCCCTTTCGTCCTTCTGACGCTCTGCCTCAGCATCCTTAGCTTCTTCAGCAGCCCTCTCGTCCTTCTGGCGTTCTGCTTCTTCAGCATCTTTTTCACGTTCTGCCTCAGCATCCTTTTCTGCTTCAGCAGCCCTCTCGTCCTTGCCTCTTTCAGCGTACTCGTCAGCGTCTTTTTGTGCTTCTGCTTCCTTACCTCTAGTTTCTGCGTCTTTAGCGTCTTCTTCGGCTTGTATGTCCTTGAAGTCTTCTTCAGCTTCTTTAGCTAAATCTTCTGCAGCAGCTTCTTCAGCAGCTTGCTGTTCTTTGTTGTTTCTTTCTGCTTCATCGTCTTTTTCTACTTCAGCGTCTTTAGCACGTTCAGTTTCTTCGTCTTTGACTCTCTCAGCTTCTTCGTCTTTTGCGCGTTCTGCGTCTTTTTCATCTTCAGCAAAAACTTCGTCTTTCCGGCGTTCTGCCTCAGCGTCCTTAGTACGTTCTGCAGCTTCGTCCTTGGCTCTCTCTGCTTCCTCAGCGTCCTTACGACGTTCTGCAGCTTGTTCGTCTTTTACACGTTCAGCTTCTTCAGCATCCTTACGTCGTTCAGCAGCTTCGTCTTTTTCACGTTCAGCCGCCTCAGCGTCCTTTTGTTGTTCTGCTGCTCTCTCATCCTTAACTCTTTCTGCCTCTTCAGCGTCCTTAGCTCTTTCCGCAGCTTCTTCGTCCTTAACCCTTTCTGCTTCAGCAGCGTCTTTAGCTGTCTCTGCTGCTTCGTCTTTTACACGTTCTGCTTCTTCGGCGTCTTTAACTCTTTCAGCTTCTTCATCTTTTCTACGTTCAGCAGCTTCCGCATCTTTGGCAGCTTCAGCGTCCTTAGCGTCTTCTGCAGCTTGAGCATCTTTTTCTGCTCGTTCAGCAGCGTCTTTAGCGTCTTCAGCTTCTTCGTCTTTAGCTCTTTCAGCAGCTTCATCTTTGACTCTTTCTGCTTCCTCAGCATCTTTAGTACGTTCTGCAGCCTCATCCTTTTCTCTTTCGGCAGCTTCTTCGTCTTTGGCTCGCTCTGCGTCTTTCTGACGTTCAGCTTCCTCAGCATCCTTAGCACGTTCTGCAGCTTCGTCTTTGGCCCTTTCAGCCTCTTCTGCGTCTTTTACTCTTTCGGCTTCCTCATCTTTCTGGCGTTCAGCTTCCTCAGCATCCTTAGCTGCTTCGGCGTCTTTTATTCTTTCGGCTTCTTCGGCATCCTTCTGACGCTCTGCGGCTTCATCCTTGACTCTTTCGGCTTCCTCAGCGTCTTTGACTCTCTCTGCCTCTTCCTCGTCTTTGATGCGTTCAGCTTCTTCAGCATCCTTAGCACGTTCCGCAGCTTCTTCGTCTTTAATGCGCTCAGCTTCTTCAGCGTCCTTTATACGTTCGGCTTCCTCGTCCTTTCTTCGTTCAGCTTCACGGTCCTTAGCACGTTCTGCTTCTTCATCTTTATCTCTTTCAGCGGCTTCGTCCTTTATACGTTCTGCCTCGTCTTCTCCTGCAGTAGTGTCGTCGTCGCCAATATCAACGACGTCGTCGTCATCTTCTGGTTCTATTATAGTGTTTTGAAGACTTTCCCAGTACTCTGTTGCTCCGGGAACGTCCAAAATAAAATCAGGTTCAAACTCAAGAAACTCTTCTGCAGTTATTTCACCAGCTTCGTACTGTGCAAACAAGTCCTGAAGCTCTCGAAGTTCTTGAGCAAGGTACACACGGTCAATGTCGTCAGAGGCTTGGTCCTCAATATAACGGAGTTGGTCTTCAATAAACTGATCCCATTGTTCTAAAAGACGGTCAAACTCTTCTTGTCCTTCTCTAACTGGATCCAGTTCTCCGGGATATACGTATTCGTCGTCTTCGTCATCACCACTAGGAGCAAAGCCTAAAGGGTCTGGTAAAACGTCGTCTAAACTTGGCTCTGGTTCCGTCCTAGGTGGTGCTGGAGCAGGTGCTGGAGCAGGTGCTGGAGCAGGTGCTGGGGCAGGTGCTGGAGCAGGTGCTGGGGCAGGAGCAGGTGCTGGAGCAGGTGCTGGAGCAGGTGCTGGGGCAGGTGCTGGTGTTCTCTTAGGAGGACCACCTACTGGACCGCCACTAGGATCAAACGGACCAGAGTCTCCCGGTGTTTGCCTAGGAGGTAATGTAGGAGCCGGGGCAGGAGCAGGAGTAGGAGTAGGCGTTTCCTTAACTATAACGTCACCTGTAGGAACACGTGGGGGACCACCAGAAGGGGACGTAAGCATTCCTGATTTTGTCGGAGGTGCGGGTTTAGTTCGTACAGGCGCAGACGTAATGCTAACTCCCGGTTGAGGATTAGCTGCTAAGTACCTAACGGCTGCGTAGACACTAGGAAACTGTCGTGTACCAACGTAATACGCCATTTACTTTTCCCTCGACACGCCCTTGGTTTTTTCATAAGAACGCATAGCACCAAGACCAAGCATACCCATCAGTACAGGCATCATAGTCTCTAGGTCAATGAGTGGTATAGTGACTTCAATAGCCAACAAAGCTAGTACAAAGTTGGTAAACGGTATAACCATAAAGTTACCCATCATACCCAAGACACAACACCAGCCAACAGCAGGTCTCCAACCAGAGACAAACAAAGACTTGTGTGCTGCTTCTACTTTGTTAACCTCTAGCTGTGCCTTAGCAAGCTCCTGAGCGTGTCTCTGAGCCATTGTAGCTACTTCATGAGCCAGCTTAGCCTTCTGGTCCTTGTCC